TTATGCGTTTACAGCCTGGATAAATTGCTCCATTCTGGCGGCGCTGGCCTGCTTCATTTGCTCGGTTACATGGCCATATACATCCAAGGTAAAGGCGGCTGTGGCATGACCTAGATTTTCCTGCACGGTTTTGATATCATCGCCGGATTTGATGCTTGCGACGGCGTAGGAATGGCGCAGATCGTGGAAGCGGGTATTCGGACTGCCAATCTCAACCATAATTTGCTTAAAGTCCAGATATACTGTTTGGTGCTTTAGGTGGCGGCCTAGCTCATCGGTAAACACGAATCCGCTGTTCTCCCAGCACTCACCATATCGCAGACGGTTCTCCAATTGTTGCCGCTTGACTCTTTGCAGAGTAGCAACGACCGAAGGTGCGATGGCTAAGGTACGACCCTTGCCGTTCTTGGTAGTCGCAAGTGTATACTCTCCACGAGAACCCCGGATTTTTTGGAGCTGCTTGTTTATTGTGATTCTGCCTTTGGTAAGATCTACGCAGTCCCACTGCAATCCAAGCACTTCACTTTCACGCATGCCGGTAAAGATGGTTACCATGAACAGATTCTCAAAACGGTGGCCTTTGATGGCTTTTAGAAAAGCTGAGATCTGTGTTTCATCCAAAGGCTTAATTTCTTTTTTGATGATCTTAGGGAGCACACAGGGATCAGTCGGATTGAAACGGATGTATCCGTTTGCAACGGCCTGCGCCATGGCCTTGTGAAGGATGCCGTGGACATTTTTGACACTCTTTGGGGAAAGTGCTTCCCGTTCTTTGGTGGCGGCCGACAGACCATTATAGAAATTCTGAATAGTGTGTGCTGCCAGAGATTCCAGTTTGATAGCGCCAAGGCCGGGCTTTAAGTGAGTTTTGACAATGGTTTTATAACTGTCTACCGTGCGGGGCTTTACAGCACCAAGATATTCGGCGGTCCAAATATCCAGCCATTGGCCGACTGTCATTTTACTGGGGGCGGTGTATGTGCCCTCGTCGATAGCGGTGGTGGCAGCTTTTAGTTTCTGCGCCACTTCCTTTTGGGTCTTGCCGGTGATTGACCGCTGGATCTGTTTGCCGGTGCCCGGATCGTAGCCGGCGGTATACCTGGCTTCCCAGAACTGGTACTCTTTGCCGTTACGCGTCACGGTCTTCTTACGGATCGTGCCGGTTCCGGCTGCGGATTTTCTTGCCATATTTATTCCTCCTTGATTTTTCGGAGGGGGTATGGTATCCTAGAAAAGGATAGACTACCCCCTTGGTGGTTCGAGTGGGTGCTGTCTGTTGTCCCTTCCCGGGGTAGGAGCCGGGGAGGGATTTTTTATTTCAAAATGCCATTAATATTTATAGCTGGAGCGCCATCGAATACTGATGGGCGTGTTTTAATTCGGTGAACGCCACTCATACGTGCCATACGGCACATATCCATTTTTTGATCTGCTGGTAGATCGAGGACATCCATACAATCTTCGAAGCCGACAGCGTAACCACAAATATATCCGCTATGGCGGCCTTTCTCATAAGTCTTCTCTTCTAATTGATTTTCTAAAGAGCGAATGCGCGATTGTAGGTGTAGATTGTGAGTTTTAAGATCACAGATTTCTGAAATGTATTCCTGCTGGGCATCACCAAGTTTTTCGGCAGCGGAACGACGGTATAATTCTTCTTTGTGATCAAGATAAAAATGCATAATGAGACCAACGAAAAGAGAAAGCGCTGCTGAAATGAAATGGATTATTACCAACAGCTTAACCCAGAAGCGATGGCTCTTCTCTTCGTCAAACTGCTTTGCGTAGTTACCGGTGATATCAGAGATGAAATATGAAATAGTCATTACACCGATTGAACCGAAAATTTCATAAATAAGCATAGGAGATACCTCTGCGGATATTACCGAACGGCGCTGGTGAAGGCGATGGCCTTACCAAGGATGCGGACGGTGTTCATATCATCGCCCCACAGGACGATGGGCCGGTACTGGGGGTTCTCCGGCTCCAAAGAAATGTGATCATCAAAGATACGGATGCGCTTCAATGTGGCGTCGGTGTCGATCAGGACGGCAGCAATCTCCCCGGATTCCACGGTATCCTGCTGACGGATGTATACGATATCGCCGTCGAAGATTCGTGCATTGATCATGCTGTCACCCTGGCAGGTGAGAGCGAAGTCAGCGTGGATGTTCTTGGGAATATCGATATACTCCTCAATGTGTTCCTCTGCAAGGATAGGTGCGCCGCAGGCAATCCTACCGAGCAGGGGAATTTTGCGCATTTCGGGCATGGGGATGATGTTGGAAGGCATGCCATCCCATATTGCCTTGTTGACGATATCGGTTTTACCGAGCAGATAGTCCATATCCACATTGAAAAAATCAGCAATTTTTTCTAATGTTTCTAAACCGGGTTCACGCTCACCGCGCTCATACATATTGATGCTGCTCTTGGACATGCCAATAATTTTGGCAAAATCCATTTGCGACATGTCGCGGGCTGTTCGGAGTTGCCGTAGCCTCTCTGAAAACTTAGTCATAGTAATCCTCCTAATAAAGATACTGATATTATAATACACAAAATGTGCACTTTGTGCAATTGTGAAAGTGCACAAAAAGTGCAAATAGTATTTATGCACATTTTGTGTGCAATTTTGATTGACAAATGAGCACGGATAGTGTATCTTGAATATGCGAGCACTAAAAGTGCACAATGTCAGGAGGTGAAAATAATGAGCACAGGTGCAAAACTGAAAGAACTTAGAGGCACTAAAACGCAGCAAGAGGTGGCGAAGGGGATTGGAATTACCAAGTCAGCACTTGCAATGTATGAAAGAGATGAGCGGATCCCGCGTGATGAAGTAAAGATTCGCATTGCGGAGTATTTTGGAGTATCCTTACTCTATCTTTTTTTTAACGGAAGCGAGCACAAATAGTGCGCAGCGAGAAAGGAGAATGGAATTTGAAAATTTCAATAGAAGGGGAAGCAAAAGAAATTGCCGCTCTCGTACTGGAACTACAAGAGCGGCCAAGGCCAGATATTAAATTAATTAATTGTGCCAAGTGTGACCCCAATGATCTGATCGACAAAGAGTACGATATCGCCGAGATTGCAGGTAGAACCGGTGGCGGTACGCAGACTTGCATCCGTTAGTTGAATGTAACCGTCATTATCAGAAAGTTCGACGTCCTTGAAGCATTCGTTTGTTTTATTCACGATTGCGGAAATTATCTTAGTGTTAGCTTCACTTGTATTTTCATTAGGAAGGCTGCCAGTGATAATTCCCATGGGCGTCAAGAAGATCACCTTATTGTTTGCTAATGCTTCAACAGTAGGGGCAAGCGCAAACATTTTTATGATTTCTTTTTTGAGTGTGGGCATATAGAATCACCTCCTTTTAAGGTGATTGTAACAAATTTTATCAAAAAAGGCAACAAGGATGTGAGTATATGGCGCAGAAGAATGCGACGCCGACGAAGGAGCAGAAGGCGGTGTTGGAGCGGAATAAGCTAAATTCGCTTTGCTGGGTGGTAGTCAATGAGACTCCGCACAGTCTGATCGTCAAGCAGCGGGTCACCGGAGAGTTCCGGCTGATCAACAAGTAATGAAGGAGATACCATGGAAAAACTGACACTCAGTGTGGCGGAGGCCGCAGCAGTTGTGGGGATCAGTGTCAGAGGCATGTATGATCTTGTGAAGACGCAAGGTTTTCCCACGATAAAAATCAGAAACAGGCTGCTCGTGTCCGCACCCGGGTTGACTAGGTGGCTGGAGGAGAAGGCAGAGAAAGGCTACACAGGCCAGTAGTAAGCATATCAGAACGAGATTGCCACACCATTCTGCGGGATGGTTCGCAATGACATTAAGAAAGGAGTGAGCAGTGTGGTAGATCCGACATGGGGAGAAGTGTGCGGATGGATTTTTTTGCTCGTATTGTTTCTCGGTTTCTACATATTTGCCTGGTTTCGCGGAAAGCGGGAAGAGGAACGCACCGTGACCTGGATCCGAGACTGGGAGGAAGAACCGTGGCAAAGATGATGTCGTCCCGGTGGGATGGCCGAACATAAAGGAGGGAGCACGATGCTTAATCATATCGTGATCATGGGTCGATTGACCCGGGACCCGGAATTGCGTCGCACAGGTGGCGGGATTGCTGTCACCAGCTTTACAGTTGCTGTTGACCGGGATTTTTCGTCCAAAGACGAAAAGAAAACGGATTTTATCGACTGCGTAGCGTGGCGGAGCACCGGAGAGTTTGTCAATAAGTACTTCTCTAAGGGAAGCATGATGCTGGTTTCCGGACGCCTGCAGATCCGCGCATGGACGGACAAGGACGGCAACAAGCGGCGCAGCGCAGAAGTTGTGGCAGATAATGTTTACTTCGGAGAAAGCAAGCGAGAGCAGCTGCAGACAGCACCGACACCGGCAACACCGCCCGTCGAAGAACCCAAGGGGGAATACGCAGAAACGATGGCGTACATCAATCAGCTGATGGAGGGCGCACAGCATGACCACTAGGGTTTTGACATCCGCAGAGGGCGTGCAGATCGAGCTGGAAGAAGCGGCGCTGGCAAAACAGGCGCAGGTATTTCGTGAAGCTCTGCGGCCGTTCGGTTTGGATCGGTTTGTGCTGTCTAATGTACCGGAAAGAATCCTCACATTCCCGGATGGCCGGGTATTGGCAGAGTTTCGGACCATGATGTTTCCGGTGTGGCAGCCGCAAAAGCTGAACGAGATGGCGGCGGCCGGCTTTGATGTAGTGACATTTACAAGGCAATACAAGACGCGCCCACCGCAGCTGATGTATTACGTGCGGTCGGTGCAGGAAATCTTAGGAGGAAATTATGGTAATCAGTGAAAAAGCACTCGTTAACAGGATGAAGGAAGCGTATTCCACATACGGCTACACGGTGGCGGTACAGGATGACCGCATGTATCTGACCAACGGCTTCTGGTTGGCGGAGATCGATGTGGACAATGTGCCCGATAAGATCCTGGGCATGTTCGGTGAACACATCCGGGATGTTCCCAAGGCCGGTGATGCCTACAAGGTGACCAAGGGCAAGGATGGCGCGATCGTTCAGAAGCGCATTTTGGATGAGGCCATGGGCGCAGCAAAGCAGATGTACGAGCGGCGGGCCGAGGCATATGAGGGCATCCTGCCGGTAGTGATGCAAAAGACCAACCTGACCTATGAAGGCTGCCATGTGTGGCAGGCGGCGAATGTCCGGGATATCTTTCTGATCGATCCGCGGTACGCAGCGATGCTCAGCACAACCAAGGATGTGCACCGGGTAGGTGAAGGCATCTATGCCGAAGATGAGGAAAGCAAGCTGTGGATCCTGCGGGTTGCCAAGGAATCCGACAAGACCTACTTGGAGCATATGCAGAAGATCTCCTGGGTCAAAGAATAAAAAGTGCGCTGCCCCCAACCGACCAAAGTTAAGGCAACGCACTATCAACAACACAGCCACGGGGACTGCACCACTATTATAGCATGCAGTTCCCTTTGTGGCAAGTAGGAAATTTACGGAGGAAATTTTAATGATCAATTTGAATCCTACTGTATGGCAAGACAAGGCCATCGAAAAGACCACCGCCGAGCGGAAAGAGGTCAAAGGCCAGCGTGAGTCCATCATGGCAGATCATGTTTTGGATATGATCCACGAGTTCTGTATTCAGAGCGAGGATTTTGCTCAGGCTGTGGCGGAAGGCGGTACCTTCGCTGCGTGCATGACAACTGTGGCTAAAGGCGTCGGCAATTCGATTTCAGATATTGACGCCTACAAAAAGGCAGTTCAGTTCTATTTCCCGGGTGCAGAGATCCAGGTGCAAATGCAGATCATCACCGAGAAGAAGCAGGAAAACACCAAGCCCATCATGTTGAGCCTGGAAGATCTGCTGGGGGACTGAACCGATGCTGTACAAGAAAGAATTGCAGGAATATCCCCTTCTTCCATTCCCAAAGGTAAAGCGGGGCAAGGAGTGCTACGGGTCGACTCACATGTACGCAGTTGCGGTGGCGGAGGTTACGCTGCCTCGATGCGGTGTGGTCTTCATTGCGGATGTGTACAAATGGGAAAAGAAAGAACCGGTCCTGCGCTTTGTGTCCGATAAGAAAAACTACCTTGTTGCCAAGCATCCGATCAAGGAATGGCACACGAGAAATGTGCGGGATCTGATTACCTGCTCATCCGTTAGTGAGAACAAAGCGGCAGTAGATCTGGCAAAGAGGTTTCTGGAATATAGCTGGAGCTACCCAACTGTGATGCGGTGCATCGAGGATTACATCGAGAATTATAACCGTCGAAAGAGATGGGCAGCGGCAGATGCCAAAGAGGCTCTGATGAAAAAACACTGGGCAATGTATCCAGATCTGCCAGCAGATCTTGGCCAATACTGCGACAACAATGTGTTCGACACATACTACTTATTTTTTAGCAAGATTCAGCCTCATGGAAAACGGGATGGCCGGTGCAGCTGCTGCGGAAAGAAGTTCCGGGTACCGAAGGAAGCAAAGCATAATACAAAGACGGTTTGCCCAAAGTGCGGCGCTGCGGCAACCTACAAGGCCACATGGATCCGCGCGGAGCTTAAAGAAAAAGCGAAGATATGCATTGCGGCAAATGTGGATCAGCAGCTGCTCCTGCGTTGGGTAGATGTGGAGCGCAGCTATGCATACCCGGCATACGAGAAGAAATACAGTTTCGGCACCTACGCATACAACCTATATCTGAAGGGCGAGAAGATATACCTTTACAAGTTACGATGTGGTTTTTACAGTTATGGCTACTATTGGTGGCGGGGAAAGCTGGGAGATCAATGCACAGACGAGGCGTATATCTATGCTAATAACCTCCGGGAAGTATTCGGTGAGAGCTACTACAACGTGGATCTGCAGAGGGGTCTTTCCGGAAAGCACAAGAGCATCGAGTTCTCTGCTTTACTAAATAACCTTAAGCAAGAGCCTGTGGCAGAGTATCTGTTCAAGATGGGTCTGCCCCGGTTGGCATCGGAACTGCACAAATTCCGTTATGTCCCGGATGATACGAACTTCGTAGATCTGTTTGGTGTTGGTAAGGAATACATACCGATGTTCCGGGAAATGAATGTCGCCCTACGGGAAGTGCAGATCATCAAGGCTGCAAAATGCTGGGTCAGCAAGGAAATGCTAATGCGCTGGCGTGCGCTGAAACTGGAAGGCTGGCTGGACAGTGATGTGAAAGGGATACTGAACAGAGTGTCGTTTGTAAGATTCCTCAATTATGTGGAAAAGCAAAAGAACATTATTGGACAGACGGGGAATAACTGCGTGCAACTGTGGAAGGACTACCTGCATATGTGTCTCGGCTTGCGTGTGGATCTTTCAGATAAATCCGTACAGACCCCAAAGAATATCAAAACCGCCCATGATGAACTTATGGCGGAATATGAAGTGATCCGCGCACAGGAGAGAGCCAAGGAAGACATGGAGCGCGCTCAACGCCTTCAAAAGAATTATGCGGCGGCAATCCATGAAATCTATTCTTACAGAACCATGGAGGGTTATGCAAAGGACGGCTTGCAGATAGTTTTACCCAGTGAGGTGGCGGATCTTGTGCGTGAAGGTGCAAGCCTCGGCCATTGTGTTGGCCGTGCTGGTTATGCGGAAAAGACGATCCGCGGAGAATCTTGTATCGTTTTCATCCGGGAGAGTGCCGATCCGGACAAGCCGTTCTATACCATGGAGTACGATCTGCATGATCGGCGCATCCGGCAGTTGTATGGCAAAGGAAACAAGGCGGCGACGCCTGCTGTCAGACAATTTGCAGAAGCGTATATTAAACAAATCAAAGTGCGAAAGGTACAGGAGGAAAAAACAGCATGAGCAATATTGTTACCGCCCGTGACATTGAGATGGTCACAAGCGACATTCATTATGCCCAGCGGCAAGGCGCGCGCCAGCTGCTGAGCAATCTGATCGAGATCGGCCGGCTCTTGGTGGAGGCCAAGAGCATGGTGCCCCATGGCGAGTGGGGCAAGTACCTGGAGGAACGGGTGAACTATTCCCAGTCCACCGCAAACAACTACATGAAGCTGTACCAGGAGTACGGCGACAACCAGGAGTCCTTTTTCAATTCGTTCTCAAATTCCCAAGCGTTTGGCAATCTTACATATACCCAGGCTATTGCGCTGCTGGCACTGCCGGCAGAGGAACGGCAGGAATTTGCCGAAAATAATGACGTGGCGGAAATGTCCACCCGGCAGCTGGAGCAGGCCATCCGGGAGCGGAACGAAGAACGGGCCGCCCGGGAGCGGGCTGAAGAGTTGGCCGAGAAGGCGCAGCAGGAGCTGCTTGCCCAGGAAAAGGCCACTGCGGCGGAAAAGGATAATGTCGCCCGTCTGCGGGATCTCCAGGTAAAGGCCAAGGGGGAAGCGAATGCCGCCAACGAGAAGGTGGAGAAACTGCAGAAACAGCTGGAGAAGGCAAAGGCTAACGAGAAGGCTGCCAAAGAAGCGCTGGCAAAGGCCCAGGAGAATCCGGAGATCCCGGAGGCCATGATGGAAAGCCTACGCCAGCAGGTGGCGGCAGAAGCCGCCCGTGAAGCCACGGAAAAACTGCAGGCTGAACTGGACGCCGCCAACAAGGCCAAGGAAACCGCAGAGCGTAATGCTGAACAGGCAGAGCAGAAACTGGTGGCGGCACAGAAGGCACTGCAGTTGTCTAGTCCGGATGCGGCTGTGTTCAAAACCTTATTTGAACAAGTGCAGGAGAATTTTAAGTGTATGTTGGAGGCCTTGGAAAATGTGCAGCAGGCTGATTCGGAGACCGGGGAGAAGCTTCACAAGGCGCTAAGGACTCTGCTCAGCAAGCTGATCGATGATCTGGAAGGTGTTTGATATGGGCAATACATATTTGATCACCTACAAGAAACGCGGCGAAAAGGACACCTCTCTTGCAGAGGTGTCCGGCATGTTGAAACTGCTGAACTGGATCGCCGAGAATGCCAACCAGTGCGACACCGTTCTGATCCAAAGGGAGGATGCATGACAATGCCGCTACTTAATTACAGTACCAAGGTAGACATCTACGCTACATTGGGAGCGATTCAGGGTCAACTGGTTAAGCATGGAGCGAAGAAAATTATGCAGGACTATGATGACCAGGGAAGAATTGTATCGATTTCATTCTTGATCGACACGCCAGCTGGTGTGCGAGGTATTCGCCTACCAGCGAATGTTGATGCTGTTCAGAAAGTGTTGGCCCGCCAGAAAGTCAAATGTGACCGTGAACAGGCTGAGCGTGTGGCGTGGCGGATCGTAAAAGATTGGGTTGAGGCCCAAATGGCCATCCTGGAGAGCGAAATGGTGCAGGTTGATGAAATATTTCTGCCGTATATGGTCAATGACAAGGGGCAGACCTTTTTTGCGGCATATCGCGAAAACCAGTTGAGATTGGAGGAATAACGATGGCATATTGCGGAAAGTGTCTGCACCTGGATGTGTGCAAGACGGCGGATTCATGTGACGGCCACGTACCGAGATGCAAGCACTTTATGGATAAGGACGGCATGGCCTTGGCAAGTTGCAAGCTTGGAGCGAAAGGCTGTTTCACAGACGGAAAGTGCCGGTATAAGAAAGCTTGTGAAAACAAGGTCATTACCAGGGTGGATCAGATTCGGGCCATGACCGATGAGGAGCTGGCAAGGTTTTTGTTGGAAGCAGATGAAGGCAATCTTACGGTCGATGTCTGCGATGAGAAGTACTGCACCCCGGAGCGGTGTCCCAATGATTGCACAAATGCGATCATTAAATGGCTGCAAGCACAGGTAGAGGAGGGCGCGACATGATGAGATGTATCGTTGTGATATGCGTGGCGGTGATTTTGATCATTGCCTCATGCATGAAGGTGTCAGGCCGGTGCGCCCGGCAGGAAGAGATCGAGCTGGAAGCACTGACACCCTGCCAGGTATGCGGGCAAACGCCACACCTGGGATATTCCTGCGGTGAGTATTTTGTTTGCGGCAGTCATCCACGGTGCCGCTGCTGCAGTGGCACGGAATTCTGTGAAATGCACTCCGATCCGCGGCTGGAGGTCGAAGCATGGAATCGGTGGGTGCTGTACATTAGATGCGGCGTGGGTGTCTTTCCAGCCGATCAGGCGAATGAAGCCGGGGAGGTGCAGGGGAATGGAAAATAAAGAACTGGATCTCCTGAGAAAGCTTGCTGCCTGCGATGACAAAGAACTGATGCAGCGGCATATTGAGCAATTTCGGAAGGCATATAGCCCAGTGGCTGATCAGCAAGCTGCGGACATCATCTGTGGCGTCGTTATGACACCGCAGGTGTTGGCACTGGTTCTGGATAGGCACGAAGTACGTTCACTGATCAATGACACGATGTTCTATATGGAGCACCTGGCACAGCGAGAAGGGATCATTCCAAGGTATGAATATGAGCCGCGCGTACAGCTGCTGCAGAAATTGCGGGAGTTTGAACGGAAACTGGGGCAACCCTGGGGGAAAGAAGATGGAAAACGATCTCAAAAGTTTTAAAACTGAGAGTGTCGAGAGCAACATTAAAACACCTTGTCTTATATGCGGCGAGGGCGTTCCTGTTTTCGGCTCATGTTATGCGCCTAAAATCTGCGAGAAATGCAAGGCAGCGGTTATGAAAGTGAGGGAGCAAGATGCCAAATGAAAAGCGGCTGGACTTGATTAACCGCAGGAAATTGCTTGCAGAAATGGATAAGTTTGCGAATCCAATGCCGAATCAAAGCGGACACGATTTTTTGTGTGGGATATCTACGGCAATAACGGAAATCGAGAATGCCCTCACCGTGGATGCCGTGGAAGTGGTGCGGTGCAAGGATTGCAAGCATTCAGAACCTTGTGGAGAGAGCCGACAATGCTTGCATCCATTTGGCTTGAATGCCTGTGACGGAAATGATTTCTGTTCCTACGGAGAAAGGAGAAAGATAATGACAACTAAAATCTGCGCAGCATGCGGATGCCCTTATGTGGGGGCATCCTGTCCTAATTGCGGATCGCGGGAGGTGGAAGAGAATGAAGACGATCATTGCGACGATTAAGCCGGTGCATCTGAATGATATCAGATCCGGCGAGAAGAAGTTTGAAATGCGCAAGACCTGCCCGGTAGAGTTGCCGGTTCGTGTACTATGCTGCCAGAGTGGCAGCAGTGGCAAGATCCCGGCGGAGTTTGTGGTATATGGGGCATATCATGAAAAGCCGGAGGATTGCCCGGGTTTAGTGGATAAAGCCTGTGTATCCATGCAGATGGCAGAAGAATATGCCGGCGGAAAAGAAATTTGGTTTTGGCAAATATCTGACATGATCGACTACTGCTCTACCGAGGGCTACCGAGTTCGGCATATCTCCGAGTTCGGACTAAAACGCGCCCCCCAAAGCTGGTGCTATGTGAAGGAGGGTACGACATGAATCAGAAACGAGCGCGGAAAGAACGCCAGTATCGGAAATGGGCGTATGAATATCAGCTGAAGCGGTGGCTGTTAAGAAAGCCGCCCTGGTGGCGGTTCGGCGCCCGGCGAAAGTGGAAGGCTGAAAAACCGAGTTACATCAGAAGAAGCAGGAGAAGTCAAAAATGACGGATCAGGAATTGATTGCGAGGGTTCGGGAGAAAGCGAGAGGCCTTAATCCCAATATGCTAGGGATGATTATGGCACTGACGGACAGGCTTGAAATGACATTGATGGCTTTGGATGAAAAGAAGCCTTGCCAGAAGACTGTTGGAGCGGGGCGAAAAGCTGAGCCGGAGCCGGAAAGGCTTGTACATATTCTCGGATCGGTGTGGACTATTAAGCAGCGGTCGGAGAGCGAGGACGAGAACCTGAAGGATTGCGACGGATACTGCGACTGGACTACCCGGGAAATCGTTGTGGAACGGGAGGAAAGCGGTACTCTGGCCAATATGGAGCGGTACATCCGCAAGGTGATCCGGCACGAGATCGTTCACGCATTCCTCTTCGAAAGCGGGTTGTGTCAGTGCTCTTGCACCGCGCAGAGCTGGGCCATGAACGAGGAAATGGTGGACTGGCTTGCCCATCAGGGGCAGCAGATCTACGCGGCATGGAAGGAAGCAGGTGCGCTGGATGTTTAGAGTGAGACACAAGACCACTGGTCTCAAATACACTGTATATGCTGTGGCAGGGCTGAAGTTTTTAATTTGGGACGATAGCACATATGGGGAGGAACACTGGGAATGGGAGTACATGACCGAGTTTGAACCGTATGAGGAGGAGCTGATATGAGTACCAAGAGGGCAATGAAGATGCTTATGGCGGAGGGGTTGCAGCGTAACGATGCGGCGGCCTTCGTCAGAGCCTATCACAAGTTAAAGGATAAGCCAGCGATTAAGCTCTTTCCAGAACTGATTGTTCCGTCCGCGCCGCTGGTGAGAACGCAAACACTTTATCCGAGGCAATATGCTGTACAGCATGTATTGCCTAAAACGTTTATGGGCGAGGGAACAATTGACATCCAGCGCTATATGAAGAGAAAACTAACGGAAAAACTGGTAGAAGGGCTGGTAAATAGTGGGTTCATTCTATTTGAGCATAAAGAATACGCCAACGAGGTGATTTTCACCGCAAAAATACGAGTGTTGCCACTGGAAGCAACAGAAGCTCATACATTAGGGGAATGGGGGTGACCCATGAAAGACGATGAAAAACTGTTTTTCCGGCTCTGTGTGACGTATCGCGGCAGAGCAATCAGAGTAGTGGAAATCCGGGATATTATCCACATTCTATATGATGCAGGTGTTATGCACTATAAGCGGTGCTGGTATCTGCTGAGGAAGTGGGGAAAGCTGGGATTCTATGACTATGGTGTGGCAGAAGATCTCGGTTGGATCGATATCAACCAGCTTCCGGAGAGATATGCTGACCTGCTAAAGGATAATACATAAGCGTGTTCCCAATGGGAACTGCACATAAAAAACAATCAGGAGGAAAACAAAATGAATTACGCACACGGAACTGCTTACAGCTTTCCAGGCACGAACACGCTCGACGAGGCCCAGAACACGAGCTATACGCCTCTGATCATGACCGGTGAGACGCGGGACGTGATGCCGGTGGAGGATCTGAGCAATATGCTCCATGAGACCCGGGCAATGGCGCAGGAGGCAGGAAAACTGGCCGACAGAATTGGCAATCACCTCTTTGGTCGCAAAGATGAGGCAGTTCGCTGCGGGGAAGAGAAGCGCAGTGAGCCTATCAATTTCCAGGAGGAACTGGCCGATACCAGGCGCACGCTGAAGGAAACGATCGATGCTCTGGCGAAGCTTTGCGCCATGGTCGGCGTGTGAGTTTAGGAGCAGATTGCCACGCCATGTAAGCGGGATGGTGTGTCAATGACATGAGGAAATGATTGACGAAGGGAGGCGGAGTATGTTTCGCGTGAAAAAGTCCATACCGGTAGAGGCAGATCTGCAGGGGTACATACACTTCGCCTCCCGGATGTATCAGAAACTGGATAGCAAGGGGCAAAAACGAGTCAGAGAGCTTTGTGCGGAGGCCGGTGGGGAGTATCACCAGGCCCTTTTCGAATTCGTGACCACGGATGCCGGAGCTGTGGCGGTGTGCTGCAGGTATTATATTTCCCAATCAACCCTGGAGCGGATCGTCAGAAAGTATTATATCGCATTTGCAAAATCACTTCACAAAGGAAGGGGAAAAAATGGGTAGATATTTGTATACGATCAAGGACAGAGCGTCCGGAGAGGTTCTGTTTGTCGGCGGGGAAGGGGCGAGCGCACAGTTTTTGGGCTGCGATCCCGCTTACATGAGCAGTTTGGCACGCAGGGAGACAGCCAGCGGCAAGCGGACAATCTACGGCGACAAGGAGGTTACACGGGTGTGGGCGGAGTCCAGTGTGCAATGTCAGATGTGCGGCATTGTGCTCAGAAACGCCCACCCAAATCGGAAGCTCTGCTCGAACTGTGCAAAGAAAGTAAAAAGAAAGCAAAGCCATGAGGGGATCACAATGCAATCCCTGCAGGAGGACGGCACCTATATTCACATTCAGGAAAAACAACGGCAGATGCAGGAGGAATGCCGAGGGTGCGTCTATTTTGGCGGAGAGAATTATGCAAATGCCACCTGCAATTATATCTTTGTTGAAGGGCACAGCAGAGGCGATCGACCGGGGGAAAAGTGCTCCCGGAGAAAAGAAAGGCAAAAGAAATAGCGGGAACGTTGGTTTTGCATGGTCGCGTTGCTCCACGCTGCCGGTGGCAGATAAAGTGGAGCAAAAGCGAGTGCCGCGGTCGGCAGATGGCAAGGTGCTTGCCACCGAAGGCAGCTGCCGGTCCCCGCAAACGGGCTGAAATTTGATTTTGCATGGGTCACATCTGAAATAAGGTGTGCCCCATAGAGAATCAAATATCCTCATTTTCATTCGCGCGCGCACGCGCGAATGCGGGCTCGGTAAGGGCCTAAGTTTTCAACCATTCTATATAAAAACAGGAGATTGCCCCACCAGTCTGCGGACTGGTTCGCAATGACGTGAGAGGAGAAGAGACGATGCAGGAAGGTTACTGGGTCATTCGGACCTATGAGGCAGGGGACATAGGAGAAAAGACAAAGTTCTTTGTTCCGGGCACCCGGCCGACAGGCAAGATCAGAAGAAGGGATCGGGATGCTGTCCGCAAGCAGGAGCAGAACGAATACTCTGCACAGAAGAGACTCGCCAGAGAGATCCATGCCAACTTCACCGCAGGAGATCTTCTTCTTGGTCTCGATTACTCGGATGAAGGACTGCAGAAAATCAAAGACTGGGCACGTGAAAATGGATTGTCTATCGACTCTGAAGATGAAACGGAAAGAATGAACGCACTGTGGGAAGCAGCTTCCCATGCACAAGACCTTGCTTTGCGCAGAGTCAAGCGGTGGCTTCAAAAGCAGGGGATAGAGCTGAAGGCCATCTACTGCACCTCAGACATGGATGGAGAAACAGGGGAGTATGTTCGTGTACACCATCATTTGATCGTCAATGCAGGCGTACAGGAGGCTTTTCTCAAGGCGTGGGAGAAGTACGGCATGGGTGGTGTTTCATGGACTCCGCTCCGCCAGGACCAGGAGGACCGGACGCCGATCGCGGAGTACATCATCCGCCAGGTGCGCAGAATCCCCGACGCAAAGAAGTACCGCAGCACCCGCAATCTGGTGCGGCCGCAGCCCAAAGACCGGATCGCGATCACAGATGCAGAAATGCGTGTTCCTGCCGGGGCAAAACTGCTGTTCCGGCAGGAGTATGTGCCTAACCGCCCACAGTACATACGCTACACACTGCCCGCCAAGCGCCGAAAGGAGCCGCCGTTGATTGCATAATTCCATAGCCACACCCTTGTGATCAGGCAAGGGTGCTATTGGCTTGGAGTTTTCCGACACGACAACGCGTGCGCAGGGGGGCGCGAGCGCGAACGCCGCCAGTGGCGGAAGAAGAGAGCGCGGAGCGGGTGCCGCGGTCGGCAGATGGCAAGGTGTTTCTACACCAAAGGCAGATGCCGGGCACCGCAAACGGACGCGAGCGCGAACACCGCCTGTGGCGGATAAAGAGAGTGCGCAGCGGGTGCCGCGGTCGGCAGATGCCAAGGTTCTTCGACACCGAAGGCAGATGCCGGGCACCGCAAACAGGCAGTGCGCACGTGCATTCCTGCCGGTTTGTCAACCCCTCTTTCGAAAAAATAGCATTATTTCCATCTCGAAACGCTGTTTCGGGGTGTTTTTTTATGTTCGTTTCAAAAATCAAAGTCCTTTATTTGCAACGGGTTTCCGAATTTTATGTGCGCTGAACCGTCAACTTTTCAAAGTCGCAAAAGTTGACGGTTCAAGAGGGGGTGCGTGTGTCATAAATAGATGCACAAGGAAGAAAAGGGGGCGAAAGCAGTGGGAAGACCGAAAAAATACACCAAGAAGACGCTGGGCGAGGCGGTAGACCGCTATTTCGCTTCCATTACCCGTGTAGTGCCCTTGACAGAAAAGGTGGATACGGGGCGCAGAGACGGCGACGGACACAAGGTCTATGAGAACAGGCCGGTGTTGAACAGCCTGGATGAGCAGGCCACGGTAGAGGAGTTTATCGTGCCGCCCACAGTTGGCAGCCTTTGCATGTCCTTGGGTATCCACCGGAGTACCTGGGCTGAATATTGCGACCATGACGAGCATCCGGAATTTACAGACATCACCACAAAAGCGAGAGAGCGCATGCGCACCTATTTGGAGCAGCAGTTGCTGACCCGCAAGGATGTGAAGGGCGTGATCTTCGACCTGCAGAACAATCATGGATACACAGAGAAACGCCAGGTAGATCTGAGCGAGCGGGCCAGCAAGGCGGTTTCTTCCAGAAACGTACCGCTCAGTGAGCGGGTGGCGCTGATCAGGGAGATGGTAAGAGACTTCCCGGAGGAGGCGGGCACGGATGTGCAAGCCGATCAGTGACAAGCATTTAAGCACGGCCCTGTGGTGGCGGAATCTGAAAGAGACAAACAACGAAACATTCCTGCCGCTTTTCTTTGATGAAAACCGCTACCTGGTATTGAAGGGCGGCGGCGGTTCCGGCAAGTCCATCGTTGCAGGTCGGAAGATACTAGAACGCGCAACGACAGAGCCGGGACACCGGGCCTTGGTAACGCGAAAAGTCGGAAAGACCATCCGGGAAAGTTGCTTTGAGCAGCTGAAAAGCCAGGCTTATGAGTTCTACTCTGACTGTGTTGACTTTATCCCCAGGGGCAAGGGTTCGGATATGTACATCCGATTCAAGAACGGCAGCGAGATATTGTTTGCCGGTTTGGACGATGTGGAGAAGTTGAAGTCCATCTACAACGTGACGATGATCTGGATCGAGGAAGCATCGGAGCTGGAGGAGGGCGACTTCAACCAGCTGGACATCCGTTTGCGTACGGATTTCCCGTACTACCTGCAGATGATCCTCACATTCAACCCCATCTCCATCACCCACTGGCTGAAAAAGCGATTCTTCGACAGGAAGGACAAGCGCGCCACTGTACATGAGAGCACCTACAAGGACAACCGATTCCTGACCAAGGAAGCCATCGAGACCCTGGAAGCCTTCAAAGAGACAGACGAGTACTACTACATGGTCTACTGCCTGGGTCAGTGGGGTGTCACCGGCAAGACGGTGTTCAACGCAAAAGCAGTGGCACTGCGGCTTGCCGTCGTACAGGAGCAGAGGTGGCTGCGCCGGGGCTTTTTCGAGTATACGGAGGATTATGACGGAATCCACATCAGCAATATTCGCTGGATGGATGATCCGGACGGACCGGTAAAGATCTTCGAAGAGCCGGGCGAGGGCAGGCCCTATGTGATCGGTGGCGATACAGCTGACGAGGGTAGTGACCGATTTGTCGGTCAGGTACTGGACAACATCACAGGAAAACAGGTGGCGGTGCTTCGCCACCAGTATGACGAGGACACCTATGCCAAGCAGATGTACTGCCTGGGTAAGTTCTACAACGATGCTCTGGAAGGCCCGGAGGTTAACTACTCCACGTATCCGGTGAAGCTGCTGGGCAAGATGGGCTATCCCAAGCTGTATGTG